CCTTTATCTGCTCAACAGTATTAAACTGTATTGCAGTTACTTTTGATTTACGAGCTATATTTATAGCCCCATTTACATAACACCGAAAGTAACGGTGTTATGCGCCCAGTTACGTTTCAGTTATCAAGGAATCCTTGACAACTACCTCAATACCTTACCTTTCTATCCTTAAACCCCCTTACAATTACCTTTGCGTTCATGTAAGCAAGTTCCCAAGGATCGCCCTGGAGCCAATATTTGATTGCCAGGATATAAACGTTGAAAAATTTTTTCATCAATCTTCCTCGCTTTTTCCCTTAAACGCGGTGCATTTTGGCCGCCCATCTTCATCATACACCCATTCTTCAGGGTATTCCGGATCGTCAATCTCGAAAGCCATCGACATGGCCGGGTCGGTCGCGTCCATGTTATTTCACCTCCCATTCTTCGACTTTGTTTCCTCCAATTTTCCCAGCAAGGCTTTAAGCCCTTGGTCGGTGTAGGGCATAGCAATATGCCCTACGATTTGGCCGAGGCTTCTTTGCGCGGCCTCGACTTCGGCAGGTAGAAAGGCGCGGATTTTGCGAATTAGCAGTTTCTGTTTTAGGGGTCTGTGTTCGAACATTCGCTAACGGTCCTCCGTTTGGAGATATTCGCCGCCGAAAAGCTCGGCGATTTTTCGCCCTGCCGTTTTCGTTATCGTTTCGCCGACCATGTATCCCGCCCCATAGTAATCGCGGTCTGAGTCGGAGATTTCCTGAAAACCGTCAAGTTGCGTATCGCACATCAAAGCCCCTCCCGGGCCTCCCCAAAAACGCGGTTTACTATCCATATTCTCCTCCTGATTTAAAAAGCCCCTTCCCGGCCGATCAGCGGGGTATATTCTTTCCGCTTCACCGGGAAGGAGCCATTTGCGGGTGTATTGACCGCCCGGAGAGTGGCGTTAAAAGACGATCTCGTTGTTCCTCTCGTCAACGAGTCGGTTGAATGCCTTCAAGACCTGTTCGAGTTCGATCTTGTTCTTGGGCTCGCGATTCTCGCCGAATACCTTGACCTTCGCCTCGGACGCCAACGCGGTATCGAGATCCTCGCATTGCATGTATTCCTGGTACTCCGGGAGGTCCGCAAGATTGGGGTCGGTCTGGTTGCAGGCGGCGCCCGCCATGACCTCGTCGGCTACCTGCTGAGAAATCGATTTCTCGGCCTCTTTCGCCACGTCGCCAACGACGTGCAGACACTTCGGTGGGGCTACGCCTTCGTAGAAGCTCGCCCACTTTTCCATGGCCTCGGCTTTCAAGGCGTCGCTGGACTGCCTGAAGTCGGCGGCGTTTTTATGCACGAAATCCGCGAACCCGGCCTTGCGAAGGTTGATCCACTTCTGGCGGAAGTGGTTGTCCCAGCGCTCTTGGTCGGATTCCGGCTTTTCGGCTTGACTGTCGGTTTTTTTGTCGGCTTTCTTCTGCCCCTTGAGCTTGTCTTTCAATCCATCGGTTCCCTTTTTGTCCGTCTTTGCGCTTTCGCCGGGCGTAAACCAGTCCGCGGGGGCGCTCATGCCGTCCTTGAGGCTGTTGTAGATTTTTCCGAGCGACACCATAAGGGCCGGGGTGATTGCGTCGATTCGCCTCTGGATTCTTTCCTCGATCTGCTTTTTGGTCACTCCGAACGCGGAGAACTTTTCAAGCAAATTGGCGATTCTTTCGGGGGTCACGTCGGCCTTGGTTTTGAGCGTAAGATTACATTGATTGACGGCGGCCTCCACAACATCGCCGGGGATAACACCGAGGATGCAGGCGCGGAGTCTTCGGGCGGCGTTGTTGGCTATGTGCTCGTAAATGTCGCGAGGGTCGCTTAATTGATAGCCGCCTTTCTTGGTGCTTCGCCAGTGTTTGACTTGGAATATTTTCGTCTGCCTCGTGTTTGACTCCATATCCCAGGCATAAGCCTCGACAGTGGAAGCCCCGTTTTTTTGCTCAAGCTCGCGAATTCCAAAGTCCAGATTACCCCATGCCTGTGCTATGGCCTCGGCAAGTCTGATGGAAGGGCCGGTGATGTCCGTGCCGCCCCTGAAATAAGTATAAAGCGCCGATTCGGCCAGGGATTGGCGTGTGCAGGCGTTCAAGATTTTATCCATACACTCGATTTGGTTTCGCGGAAAACGCTTTGCAATCGCTATCGCGGCTTGAGCCTCCGCGACCGAGCGGGACTGCTCTATTTCCACCATTGCGCCGGACTGGTTCGGGGTGATCGCCATGCCATTTTGAAACGGGTTTGCCGTGAGTTCCTTTGTCATTTTGCCTCCTTATTTAAGCAGAAACCGACGAATCGGCTTGCTTTCGGATAGATAATTTTCGTATAGTTCCGGGTGATCCTTAGCGAACGCCTTCGCGTCGAACCGTCGCGCCCCGTTGCCGGATTTCCAGGTCGCCAGAACCGTTTCGCCGTCAACGAGCGTGTCGGCTTCGCGAAGGTGATCCATCACGATTGCCTTTAAAGCGTCCTCGTCCTTTCTGAGCGACTTAACCTCCTTCAACTGTTCGATTGCCCTTAAAACCTCGTCCGTTACCTGAACCTTTTTCGCCTCCGACTTTCCGAATTTGTGTTGCAGATCGGTCAAGGTTTCGGGCTCTGGCGGGTTGTTGCTTTTCACCCGCTCCCAAAACTTGGCTTCGCGCTCGATCATGATTTCTATAAGCTCGTCGTCGCGGGGAACCTCGTAAATCCTGAAATCCGAGCCGCCGATTAAAACCGCCACGTCGGAGCAGTCGAAGCCTGTAACGGCCATGTAATGCTGGACTTGCGCCTGGTAGTAATCGGGTATCTCGTCGGTTCTCGGCTCGCCCCAACCATTGGCGGTGCGCGATGTTTTTATCTCGAGAACCCGTTCGTTTCCGGTAACGCCGTCCAGGTTGGCGAGCATGAAATCATATACCGGATGAACAAGAATCTCCGTCTCCTTCGGGATGAATACTTGGTTTCCGGTTTCGTCTGCGTACTTTTGCCGGACGACCGGCTCAAGCCTTCTGCCCCATTCCATGGCCGGGCTGTCGAAGTCTTCGGCGCCCTCGGTCTTTTCGACGAACAATTGGTAAGGGGTCTTCCATTTGGACAACCCGAGCACCACGGCGGCGTCCGAGCCACCAATGCCCTTTCTTCTTTCTTCGAGCCATTTAAGATGGTTCATGCCAACCCCTCTTTCAGCTAGCTTTGTCTTGATTTGGTCTTTGTTCATAGCCCCGCCCTCCTTAATGTGTCTTCGAATTCCTCGTTTTCCAGCCATTTCCCGAACTCGTGGTCGCAAAAATACGAGTCCAGCTTGTCCGTCAGTAGCGAGCTGGTTAAAGGCCAATAGCGGTTATCCTCCGTCGCCATTTTAAACTCGACGTCAACTGGATACTGGCCTGCGTGGTCGTCGGTTTCAGTCTCGAACTCGGCCAGGAACCGATTCCCGCCGTGTTCGAATTCCCACCTAAACATTGCGCGCCTCCAGCCTCGTCGAGTCCGGCAGGCGGTATATTCCGACCTTCTCCGGCGTGTGCCTGCCGGATTGGGTAGCGCCGCAGTTGCGGCAGTAGTAGCCGATTATTCCGTAGGACAGCACATGTCCGCACTGGCAGCGGCGGACGTCTTTTCCGATTGCGATTTTAGTTTTCATCTTTGGCCTCCTTGTATACACCTTCGCTAATTACGATTTCGCCGGGTTCGGTGTCGCCTGCGATCTCCATGTTGCCGCCGTCGAGTTTTTTAAAGAAAGCTTTTACCGCCTTGTTGTTCTGGATTTCCAGTTCCAAGATTTTCACTAAGCCGCCCTCCTTTCCTCGATCCGGTATTCGCGGACGATGTAGCACCCGCCCGCGACGACGATTTCGTGTACTTTTCCCGTTTCCGCTTCGAGCTTATTGCGAAGCCTCACCGCCATTCCGTACTCCATGATTTTTTCTACCGTCATGACTTCCTCCTTGACTTGTTGTGAGTTAAAGCCCCTCCCCGGCCGATTGGGGATCTCCTTTCTCAGGTTTACCGGGTCGGGGCTTTTGTATCCGGCGGGTGACGAGTCCGCCGGGACAGTGGCTTGGGTTCGCGCCCCCGCCCCTCTCGATGCCGTTTCACCGGCCGGGGGGCTCTCGCGGCTTACGTCGTCCGTGCCCTGCGCGAGTGGCGCTCGAACTGTGAGAATTTATATCATCAAGTGAGTTTTTCTGTCAAGGTGTTTTTTACAAGAAGTGAGTTTTTTTTTGGGAGCCCCTTCCCGAAGCGGAGCGGGAGAAACGGGAAGGGGCAGGGAAGGGCTACGAGGAAAGCTTTTCGGTCACGAATCGCAAATGTCGGTAGTCTTCCGGACTGGAGTCCTTTTCCTTGATAATACGAACGACCTTCTGTATCAATTCAAGGTCTTCGACTGAATAGTCGTTTTCGTCCGACAAGCACGGAAACCGGAACATCGAGAATTTTCGCTATCGTCATCAGTTTCTCCCTGGAGGGTTTGCGCTTGCCTTTTATTATCATGTTAATGGCCGAATCGGTTGAATACCCCACAAGCTCGGCAAGCTGAGTCTGCGTCAGCCCTTTCAGCCATGCCAACTTACGTATCTTCTCCCCGAGCACGTTCTTTTTCATTGTTCCTCCGTAAATTTAAATTTTACATCATTCTTACTCGGAGAGAGTGAGGCTGTCAATAGAAATATGCAAAATCGTTCTTGACATTAAAATTCACTCGGTGTTAGTATCCTCGCATGATGAGAGAACGACTGATAAAACAGATTAAAAAGAGCGGTTCTTACGGGAAGGCTGCGGCCGAAATCGGAATGAGCCGACAGAGGCTATGGCAAATCGCGCAGGGCGATACGTGCTCCTACTATTTCGCCTCGAAGCTCGAAGAGTACTCGGGAATAAGCGCGACCGAATTTCTATACAAGAAACCGTACAACGGTGAAAGCAAAAGCGCGACCGGATAAAAATTTTCTTCGACACCCCGAGGGCCGGGATCCCGGAGTTTTGACTTATGGCTAAATATCGAGGAGTTTTGACTTATGGCTAAATATCGAAAAATATCCGTTTTGATTTGGAACGACGCGAAGTTTACGAGTGTTTCGGATGATGCTCAGTTTCTTTTCATCATGTTGCTCACTCACCCTCACATGACCAGTGTCGGCGCGATGAGAGGCACCCTGGAAGGCCTTGCCGCCGAGAAAAAATGGACGCACCAAAGGCTTTCGAAAGGGTTTGCCGAACTCGTCGAAAAGGGCATGGCGAAGTTCGACAAAGATGCATGTTGCATCGTCCTTCCGAATTTCATCAAGCACAACCCGCCGGAGAATCCGAACGTGGTTAAATCCTGGGCAAGCGCGATGGAGCTTGTTCCCGAGTGCGATTATAAAAACGAAATATATCAAGCTCTTAGCAGTTATATAAATACCCTTCCGGAACCCTTTCGAAAGGCTTTCAAAACCCTTCCCAAACCCTTTCGAATACAAGAGCAAGAGCAAGAGCAAGAGCAAGAACAAGATCTAGAGGCTACGCCTCTTGCTCGGAGCGCTGACGCGAACTCCGAGCCGGAGACCGGCGAAGAAGCTTCCGAAGTTTTTTGCAAAATCCCTCTCGTGGATAAAAGCGAATATCCGGTTACCGAGTCTAAAGTTTCGGAATTTCAGGAGCTATATCCAGCCGTGGACGTTCGGAAGGAGATTTTGAAAATTGTCGGCTGGAACCGCGCAAACCCCAAAAAGCGCAAAACGCGAAAAGGCATCCTTAACCACGTCAATTCGTGGCTTGCCCGCGAACAGGATCGCGGCGGCAGGCATCCGCCGCCGACGTCTTGCGACGCCGAAGCCAAGGGCGTCGGCAAATACACAGAAAACAACGTGATAGCCGCCCAAAAGTGGCTGGAAAGGAGGCAGAGTGAATAAGAACGACGATTTCGAGTTTTTGAAGATTCTGACTGGAATGTGCGAATTGTACGACCGCAAGTGCTCCGACGCTTTTATCGACCTGTACCGGGCCGCGATGGACGGTTATTCGATCGATCAATTTCGGAAAGCGGCCAACGAGGCCGTTCGAAAATTGAAGTTTTTCCCGAAGCCAGCGGAGTTGATCGAACTGATCGAGGGCGGAACCTCGGGCGACAAGGCAGAGCACGAGGCCTACGGCGTGATCGAGCGGATAAGGAACGTCGGCAGTTACGGAACTCCGAAATGGCATGATCCGGTGACCTCTGCGGTCATGACGAAGCGTTTTCGGTGGGGGGAAGTGTGCGCGACTCCCGAAAAGGACCTGAAATGGTTCGTCCGGGAGTTCGTAGCGGCCTACAAGAGTTACCAGGGCGGCGGGCTCCCGGAAATCGAACACGCCGGAAAGCCGCCCGCGAAGCTCATCGACTTGGCGGGCAGGATCGGGAGGCCTGCACAATGATTTCGCTTCAATTGCAGGAATACTTAATCGCCAAATCTGTCAAGGTTGTCGAGGTCCCTTTCGCTCCGGTCGGAAAGCCTCGCATGACCAGGCGGGACAAATGGAAGAAGCGGGATTGCGTGGTTAGATACCGCGAGTGGTGCGACGCCTTTCGCGCCTGCATCGGGAATGTTCCGGACGCCGTTGTCGGTGTCTCTTGGATCGCGACGATCCCTATGCCGAGGTCCTGGTCGAAGAAGAAGAGGCTGGAGAGGATCGGAACTCTGCACGATTCTCGTCCCGACCGGGATAATCTCGATAAGGCGATCCTTGACAGTTTGTTTGCGGAAGATTCCGGGATCGCGTTCGGTTTCGTGGCGAAGTTTTGGGCCGAAGAAGGCGGAATGACGGTTTATTTTCACTGAACACAGGAGACGAAAATGCTTGAGCCGCAATGGTTTGAAACATGGTTTGCCGAGCACTTCCCGGACCGGCATTACGGCCCGCTGGAGGTGGCCTGCGCCCTGGGCGTGGACAAAAACGTGGTCTACCGGGCCCTTGCCTACGGGGAGTTAGACGGCATCCGAACGGGTCGCAAATGGATCATTCCGCGCCAGGCCGTGCGCGACTGGCTGCTTGAGCGGGTGGCCGTGAATATCGAAAGTTGAAAGTCACAAGGTGAAAGGCTCAAGAAGAAAGGAGCTCTGTCTTC